GGCATCGGTTCTTGATTCGATATTCAAAAAGAAAAATGAACCTGGATTCTCTGCCTCAATTGCGTTTAGGGTTACGGTGAGTGAAGCATCGCCTGCGTCGATTCTACCAACAAGGACCTTGTCGATCCCGTTTTCCTGCGCAAGCGCTGCGGTGACCCACGCGTGGATCGCAGGGGTTGCCCCCAACGTAAACCCTGCTGCTTCGGCTTCGGTAATATCGAAGTAAGGACCGTCTTGACGGTTCGCAGTAATTACGTGCGTGAATGCCCCCAACTGAGAACCGAAAGATACTTTTTGAGCAGCCGCACCGGCAACTAAGATATTGATATCGAACAAAAGATTGACTACGGACATGTATTTTTTCCTTTACGGTAAAGCAATTGTTAGAGGTTCGGAATGTTCCGTGTCCCCTAGAAGGTTTTTAAGGTCGGGTGTTATTGTGATCGAAGTAACTGGTGTGTCTATCTCCACCACAGTGGAAAGGATACCTAGAGTTACTGTTTGGGAGGTTCGGGTCTCCCATTCACGACCCGAAATAGCATCAAGGCCTTGAGGCTTGTCGACTCCTAAAATAGAAATTCCATTGTGCCAAAGATTCTCAGCAAAAGCGGGCGAACGTAATGACGAAGAGCACTTGGAAGATAGGTTTTGCGCCCCATTTTGAAGAGACGTATCTTGTGAAAAACAGGAAATCTCCAAAAGTCCTATATCCAGAACTGTAGCAATGCTCAATATGTTGCCTGTTTCGGTCTTCGCATCTACAACCATTTCTCCTCGGAGATTTAGTTCCCAGAGGCCTCCCGAAACGCTAGGTGTAAGCCTTATCTTATCTGTAGATATTGCTACGGCAGTGGATGTTACGAGTGTATCTCCAACGACCAAAGCTAAAAAAGTATCGCGAACGGTCTCGGGTGTTTCTGTCCCTCCATTCGTATTCACGTACGAAACCCCGTTCAAACGAAAAGTGTTCCTCTCATTCGCTGTAGGTGACAAGAACTTGATGTCAATCGAATCTATCTCACTGGCTGTTTTTCTTGTCTTTGGATTCGGTAGCGATTCGGGAGAAAACGGAGAGATGACTCTCAAAGATACGTAGCGAGAAGGAAGTTGTCCTCTCGAAGGTTCGAAATTACCCCAAGACACCAAATCCCCCCCAAGAGATTCCGTGAATGCATCATATAGCCCTTTCTCAACGAGGTCTAACCGTGCCGGTGAATCGAAAACAGTGGTCATGATGTAACCTCTTTCGAACCTGCGTAAAAAATCCAGACCCCCGCATGGGGGTTGTAGTCGTCTCTGTAATAGACTTTAAAAGTGTCGTCTTGGTACGCCACTGCATCCGCGTCTCCAGCATCGGTGTTCGCACGCAGTTCTTGCGTGGTGTGTAATTGAATCGTTTCATGATACCGATCGGACCCAGGAACTTTGGAAATCTCCGCCCCACTCAGTGAGTGTATTGTTACAGGATCGAGACTAAACGTAGAAGCATCGGCCCTTATAAAACGACCGTGATCGTCTTGGGTCTTCTGTCCTCGTCGTGTTACCGTCAAAGGTCCCATGTTGCACTCAAAAAGAATCTCTTTGAGTTCTGGTAAAAGTTCAATCATTTCAGGATCTTCAAAGCTCTTTCTCTTTCGATGAGAGTGAAAGGTTTTTCTGGCATCGGTTCTAACATTTGGCCATGCCAAATAATCAAACCTAATTGATACGTTTGTACAGCCTGCATATGTTCTACATCCGTCTCTAGCCGATCGATATTCGACACCACAGTCGCGGTTGCACCTGTACCTGTGGTCAAGAGTATCCCCAATAACATCGCGAAAGGTTTCGTGAAATGTCCGTTTTTTCCCGCTGTAGAAATTGCTTCTTTTTGTGTCATAGTTGAGAAATCTGTTGTGATGTTTTCGTTCATTTTGTTCTTTTTCTAGAAATTTGTATGCCTAGAAATAGGGTGTTGCTTAAGTACTGGTGTCCAATTCCCAAGTGCACATAATTACTACCTCGTCCCAATTGTCAAAATCACTCACCTGATCGAGCTCGATAGTCATAGCATCGTATTTTGAAAATTCTGCTGCACTTGTAAACACTGCCGTTTGGTTTCTGTTCGATGAAAAATTCAGGTTTATGGTCTCTAGTGTAAGATCGTTAGCTCTTAGTATAATATTCACGTCATCGGATTGAGAGCCCACCGTTTCTGTAGAAATCGCTACTTGAATCAACCTACCGTCGTGTCCCGCAAAGAAATATGCTTCCGGTGTGGAGCTCCTACTGGGTGTGATGGAGTCCGCTTTATTACCCGATCCTGAATCAGACCCTCCGAACAGTAGATAGAAATCTCCTGAGTTACTCACTTCGTAACTATGTGACGTGAAGTGTTTTGTTAGATCTGAAGGGATCGCAGGAAGCGAAGATACTAAAACTCTTTTCTTTGCATTGGACGCGGCTGAATCTTCTATGAGTAGATGATCAGCACCTACAGGCGTAACCTTTTGGGTAATCGAAGATATTTCTCCGTTGATATTATCGTGAATTGCGTCTTCGTCTGTTCCTCCCGGTAATGAGGAAATTAAGATCCGTTTCTTGGCATTCGATGCTGATGAATCCTCGATCAGAAGATGATCAGCACCTATGGGAGTAACTTTCTGAGTGACGGCAGCTATTTCTCCGTTTACGTTGTCATGTATTGCATCGTCATCGGTTCCACTTGGCAATGACGAAATTAAGATTCTCTTCTTTGCATTCGATGCCGCTGTGTCCTCAATGAGTAAATAGTCTGTACCAGTAGGTGTAACTTTTTGAGCGATAGCAGAAATTTCCCCATCCACGTTATCGTGAATCGCATCGTCATCTGTTCCTCCCGGAAGATCTGAGATCAAAACCCTTTTCTTCGCATCGGATGCTGCCGAATCCTCAATGAGCAAGTGGTCTGCGCCCACGGGGGTTGATTTTTGAGTGATAGCGGATATTTCCCCGTCGACGTTGTCATGGATTGCGTCATCGTCGGTTCCACCAGGTAATGATGAAATTAGGATTCTCTTCTTAGCATCCGATGCGGCAGAGTCTTCAATCAACAAATGGTCTGCACCAATGGGAGTAGCCTTTTGGGTAATAGCCGAGATCTCTCCATCCACGTTATCGTGTATTGCGTCTGTGTCTGATCCCGGACCTCCTGAACCACCGCCTCCGGGTCCGGCCTCTAGAAACTGTGCTTTGGCGAGGTCTGTGAGATTTAAAGTCCCTTGTTGTACGATCAAATTTTCTTGGTGTAATGCAGGGTTCGTAGCTGGGTTAATTTCACGTAGTGCTTCGTCAAGTGTAATCCCTGCTAGAGCATCTTCGAATGTAATGTATAATTTTTGTCCGTAGTGTATTGCCGTATTGACAGGTACTGTGAAATATATAGTTTGGATCGTAAACATTCCTAGGGGCACGGCTGCTAAGGTACCCGAACCGTCGTCCCAGAATTCTGGATCTATTTGCGTTAGTAAAGGGTTTATCCACATACCGGGGGTAGCGGATTGGTACGTATAGAATAGGATATTGTCTCCTGTACCTACAGGATCGTAGACAGGTGTGTTTTTTACATTAGGGTTTGCTGTGTCCCCTCCGTTTATGCAATCACCACTTATTCTACCTGGTGTTTTGTTGAACGTCAGATCTGCTGCAGGGTTCGGAATATATCTATTCCCTGCGTCGTTCCTTGTCCCCTGGCTTCTTGCCATATCCCTTGCAAGATTCGTCGTAGACCATGCAAAACTTGGTGTAAACTCTATCGCGATAATAGAGCCTGTGGGATGGATAATAGCTGCAAGATTTGCTTTTTCTCGCAGCTCTTCACCGGTTGGGGTTCTGTCTAAATATGTAAAAACTCCGTCCTTGTCTATTAATATCGACGTTACCGGAGATGTTAATAGGATAGTTGAAGTTAAGCCTGATTGTGGTCCGAGTGTTATTATGTCTCGTGTGGGGTTTAGTGGATCGGTGTGTGAATCTACAAATTGAAATAGCCCACCCGCAAAATCGAATTTTGTAGGATCTGCATTTACAGTTATTAGATTCGTCGGTGTGATGACTCCGGTCACAGAATTACGATCTGTTACCTCGGGAGAAGCGGCCACGCTAGTCCATGTACTTGAAGATGTACCTGCCGTTAAGCACCGAGAAAATGAGAACGTAGGGGAAAACGAAACACTGAGATCTCCAACCGTCAAACCTTCATCGGTTCCTGTGCCGTCCCTCTCCGTATCGTCCGCGAAATTCCAAACCTTGTTTGACTTAAAAAATCGATCCCACGTGGTCAAAAACATATCGTCTTGCAGATTCGACCAAACCTGAATCGCAAAATTCTTGGAATCCGTTGCTGAACCTTCGAAACCTGCTTTATCTTTTTTTAGCGTCTGAAGTACATCATCGTAAGTGCCTCCAGCTACGGTCTCTCCTAAAAACGTGGACAGTAGTTTGGTAAGATCGACTTTGTTGACTGTGTTTGCCATCTATCGGCCTCTCCTAGGTCTTCGTCCTTTTGTGGACTTTCTTCTAGGCCCTGTGCGTTGTACTTTTCCGGTACTTACGATCGCGTTTCCTAGACCTCGAACAGCCCACGAGACCGAACTCATAAGCATTCCTGATTCCAAAAAAATCACACCGTGTCCTTTTTTTGTCGTCGTCGCATCTGCCAACGCCGCAGCAAAAGAATTTGCCTTTTTCATCTTCTTCAAAACAACACCTGCGAGAAAAGTCCCTATTTTCTCGTAAGCCGAAAGGACTGTCATTTTTCCTCTGTACACTTTGCCCATGGTTTTCTTGAACAACGTTATAATTTTCTCTTTGGATTCAAATATCGAGGTGCGCAAGAATGCCCTGGCTGGATGGTTCTCTGTCCCGAACTCCATAAACTGAGCAACATCCGCGACCGTCGCCCCGCCTTTGTATTTCAAAACACCCTCAATACCTTGAAAACCTACGGTGATTTTCATTGCCGTGGATTCTGCCATGTTCTTCTCCAAGATTTCGAGTCCCTTGATCTTCAACACAGCCATGATCGACACGCTCCCTGTGTTCTCGTAGGAACTGCAATCAAAGAATCTCTCATCTGTAGATAGAGCCTCCCCCAATGTGTTGTCGCGTAACTTGAATCGAGACCTGCCATGTTCACGGGTGCAGAAGACGTCTCTATCTTGTCAATCTTCTTCCTGTTCGTGGGGGTAGATTCTTTTTGAAGAGAAACGTACAAATAGTGAAGTGCCAAATATGCACTTCCTTGATTTGCCTTTTTTCCCCAACAATCGAGGTTTGTCATGCAACACGCAGAAGCAAGCATGTTATTTATCGTGTCCGCACCACCTGAAAGGGTGGCAGCATTCCACACAAGAGAAACCGTACTCGATATCGTAGTATAGGCCGACAAAGGGCCCGTGGCGGTCGTTAAAAAATAGACCGTATCATCAACCGTAGAGGCTTGGGCCCAACTGCCAAAACCGTTCGCTGCATCGTTCACTGATGTTGTGATGTTTCGGGCGGTCTCTTCCTCGTCTGCACCAATCTCAAAATCACGTGCTCCTGAAGTAGGTGCAGCCGCTACTGCAACAAGTTGAATCTCAGCAGGCAAATCTCCTAAAAGATTCTGTAAACCGAAGGTGTCCCCCGGACTCGGTAGAGAAACAACCTGCAACGACCCTTTCGAACTTGGTCCCAAAGTTTTCACTCTAGGGTCTAGTTCGAAAAGGTCCGTTATCGTTGCGCAAGAAGTCATGACTAAGCTTCTGTAAGCTCTTCCAATCGGGTTTCGATCGCAGCAAGCACCGTGCTTCTGTGCTCTTTTTCGTACAGTTCTTCAAGTACATTGGGATCTTCAAGCCCCGTGACTTTTAGGACTAAATCGGACGCTTTTTCTTTAAGAAGAACGTCCGCTTCTGATAAATCCTCCGGTACGTCGGGGGTATCTGGCGTAAAATTAGGTACCTCCAAAGTAGAGGTACCTAATTTTACGATTTTGAGATCTAGAAACCTCTTGCCTTGATTGGTGTTTGACCAAACTTCAACAAGTCCTTCATCCACATCTCCTGTTTCCCCCGGCCGTATGCTCACAACTCTGTAAGGGTTGACCGGGAAAATGAGAGTGTACTTGGTTTTGTTTTCAACCTGCATCTAAGTTACGCTCCAACGCCATCTAGATATAGAATCGTGTCTGGTTGGTAACAGATAACTCCACCGAAACTGGTGTCAAATCCGATTTTCGTAGTTCTTAGAGTCCGTACTGGTGGCTGTCCTTCGAGATACAAAGGAATCTCTGCAAGAATGACCTCGGGGTTGTTCTCGTAGAAAAGTACCCGTGGGCCAGTTCCTGCTTCGTCCGCTGTAGCGAGATCGTAATCTACACCCATACGAACAATTTGACCGTCTCCGTAAATGCTCAAGAGTTCGTCCCAAACTTTCGTCGGGTCGTCGGTTGCCATACGGGTCTTTTTAAGGTGCGTCGCAGTAACGTTATCGAACATCACTGTAATGTTGTTTCCTAAAACACCGTTGGACTTTGAACGGTACGTTTGGAATGCTGTATTGAAATCAGAGATGATTTGCGCAGGTGTTGCTGCGGTCCAATCGCCGACCACCGCATTTAACAAAGCGGCTCCGGGGTATGCGTAGATTCCAAAAAGATTTTGCGAAGGTGCTCCCGTTTTGATGAGCTGATCGAGCTTGCGATCTGTACCTCGACGTACCGAAGCGCCTTTTTTTGTCACCAAATCCCCAACACCTGCAAACCGAGCAGTTCGGAGCTCCTTTGTAGTGAACTTCAGCGCTAAACCGAGGTCCTCGATCGGTGCTTCTTTTCGGTTCCCTTTGATGTCCGCAATTGGGTAATCTTCAGCATCAGGGGCCATCATTTCCGCAAGTCCTGTTTGATCTTCCTCAAACCACACGTTACTCAAAGCGCCTGGATCGGTCGAAGTCCTACGAGAGATTAGCCCCCCGTTGGCCCACTGAAGTTCAGGGTACCTGCGTTGAAAAGCTGCTTGTAGAACGTTCTGGGTCATCTCCTTGGCGATGAGTCCCGTTTGGCGGTCAGTTGTTCGTGTTCGTGCAGCGTCTGCGATATGGTCGCGGAATGCTTTTTCAACAGAATCAATATAAAATTTATCCATGGTCAGTTCCTTAAGTTTGAGGCCGATTCAGTACAACGATGCCTACACCGCCACTGGTTAATGTTTCACCAAAAACGAGATTGTTGATCTTGATCGCGTTTGCTGTATCCGCGTCACTGCGAAAATAACCCGTGTTTGGGTTGGTTGCCGTCGCAATGATGCGCATGTAAACGTCTGCACCTTTGGCAACTGCATCTTCGATGTTCACTACACGGTCTCCCGAAGAACAAACTGTGAAACTACGGCCCGGCTCAGCACCATCAACAGCTCCGGCCACGTCCTCAGTTCGAAGGATTGTATGGGTGTCTCGTGCCACGATGCCCACAAAGTTTTGCTCAACATCACCTGTTTGAGGATGCCGGGCTAACTCGTCAGACGAACCTTGAATCACACCACGACCGGGCTCTACTTTAGAACCTCCCGCTACCTGAGTAGTGGTCAAAGTCATATTTCCGCCGGGATTCGATGGAAATGTGATCACGTAATCTCGGTTGGTATGTTGAAAAGTCAACAATAATGGAGTACCGGGAGTACCTGCTGCATCCACAACGTTATTCAAATCCTCGTTGGCTTCAATCGCTGCGGCGACACCGTCGGCGATGGCATCCGCCGTATCTGAAGACGCACCGAAAGTGGAATCGTAGAAAGTGTCTTCCTCAACATCGGTAATGCGGATCGTGTAATCACCATCCGTAGTACCTCCAATAGGTACCGTGTTCGATTGAGGTAATGATTCGTTGACGTACGATTCCAAAGTCTGTGATCTGGTCGTACCTGGATTTCCTGCCAACTTGTCAGTAGGAATGTATCGGGGATCTAGCGCCATTATTTTCCTTCTCCTTCCGTGTTCTGAGTATTCGCACGGTCGTTATATTCTTTCACAAGTGTGTCTTTCCAATCGTCGTTCATCGAACCACTGGAAATTTCATCAAGATGTCCGTTCTGGATATCTTTTTGATCTTTCTGGTGCCGTTCAAACGCAGCCTCAAAAAGTCCATCTAAATAACCAGCACCCTTGGCTTCGATCTTCGCATCGAGCGTGTCTTTTTTGCTTGGGAACACATGAACAATGACCGATTTTTTCAAGTCTTCGTCCGACTGTGTGCTGTCGCAAGACTGTAAAACCTGGGAGACTTTGCTCACCAAATCAACGCGGGCACTCACTCGGGAAGTTTCACCGTCTTTAAACTCCTGAAGCTCGGTCTCCAATACGTCAACCTTCGCTGCAAGTTTTCCTTTTTCAGGATCTTCTGCGTCTTCTTTTTTTGGTGGAAGGGGTTGAAGAGCTTCGAGATCTTCGCGGGCTTTTTTCAGCTCAGCATCTTTTTCTTCAAGGGTTTTAATTTGCTCATCGGCGAGTTTCTTCGCGTCAACAAGCGCTTGTTCTAGCACTTTTTTATCCATTGGTTGGGCATCCTCTGTAGGTAAACGACAATGAGGTCCCGCACGTCCGCGATCGACTACCGCGTAATGGTTCCCCCTGATTTTAGTATGTTCAAATTCATGTGGACCGTCCTCGTGCATCCCTTTATTTAGGAGGTGCTGAACTGTGTATCCACAAGAAAGTTCTTGTTTCCCATCTCTGATTTTTTGAATTGTGTGAGGGTCGGTGATCGTTAAAGAGTCGATCTTTAAAAAATCTCCGTCTCGAAATACCTTCGATCCACCATGGCCCGCCTGTACGTCTTTCACGTTGTCTGGCGTGACAAACTTTTCAGGATGATCGTCCGTAACCACTGCGTTCTCAAACGAACGCATTGAATCTTCAGCAAATACTTCGCGCTCGGTTCGAAGTTCCCCCCAAGTCAAAGTTCCATCTGAGTATTTAAATACCCCTACACGCGTCAAAGGAACATTTCTAAAAACTAAAAATCCCTGCGCGTTAGGTCCATCTTCTTTTTTCTCTTCTGCAAAAATACCGTCTTGCCGGTTCTCGTCGAAGTGGATTTCCCCCAACGAGTCAAACCTCTCCAGATTCATCACAAGAAAACCCCCTGCCGCTGGGCCGGTTCGTTTTCTTGGCCGTCCTTCTTCTCTTCAGGACGATCTGCCAAGGGTAAATCTAGTTGCTCGGGACTTTCTGCCACATGAAAAGGATAACCGCGCAGTGCGTGGCGAGCAACCCCCCATCATATCCTCTTAATTTCGGTTCTATTTTACCTTTTGCCTTGACAAGTAATCAGTAGTCTATGTTCAAAGAAGAGAGGGCATGTGGCGTCACAACATGTCTTCCTTGCAACGATTACTGAGTTAAGTACGTCCACCACGCCCAAAGAATAAACGGGGCGTCGAGGGTGAATATGCGTGAGGGTGAATGCATGCGATCTGATTCGGCTCGGTCTGATTCAAGCGTTTTAATACTCTTTGCAGACGTAAATTGCTCAAGGTAACCGGACATTGCAGGGCCAAACGCTTTGGCGTCTACGGTTGCCAGTATTCGCCCTTCGAACTCGCCGATATTGGCGATGTAAGGTGAGCTGTATCCGTCACCCAAAGAGCACGCCATGTCACCAATCATCCAAAGGTCGGCGTAGTAACGTAAGGTGTCACCTAACGCAAGCATCTCGTCTTCGTCACAATAAAGCATCCCACCTGCGCCATCATCCGTGCAATATGTGTATTCCGGCCCCGGCCAGTTAGCATTATCGATGTGCTGAAGCATGAGCACGTCGAACACTTCGCGGTAAGTGGGGTCTACGAGTACGGCCAGTTGTGGCACTGCCGGCAGAAGAAATGCCTCCGGGGCTACGACCAAATCGTTTGGGTTGGTTTTTGCTTTAGTGAGTAGCAACTTGAACAAGTACATGCCGGGGTCATACCCGCCGTTAGGGGGCAAGAGGTTATTGCACCCAAACTCGTTGTACTCTTTAATGCCTGAACCCGGAGCCGCAAACGGTGTGCCACCTATGAGCCCAAGGCCCGAGAACCAATCCGGGTTTGCGTTGACGGCCGCACCGGCAGTGATTGCACCGGCAACATATCCAGCGATGATCGGTTTTTTGTTCGGGTTCTTGAGTTCACCTCGCGCAAAGTCAATCATCTCCTCCGCACGGAACGACAAACCCCAATCGGCGGGAATAGAGCAATCGTACGCACCGCTTTCGCAACCGCCTAAAGGAACTTCTCCGGGCTCGTCAACAACGATCATGTTTAGGCAAAATGAGGCTGCGGACCCCAGGAAGTTCGAGGTGTACGGTGCTTCAGGGTCTCCTAATGTCTCGTGGTATTCAATACCAAACCCAACGGGCATAGGCCAGATAACATCAATGTAATATGGGCACTCCTCCTTGTACAGGTTGTGAAGCGTGAATTCTTCGATTGGGTCGAGTCCAAACGATACAGTAAGCGTTTGTTTGGTGATCCCTTCGTTGACTTCTTCTGAGACGTCAATAACTTCGGGTGTGAAGGCCAGTAAGGTCGTGAGTAATAGTATGTTCATTTTTTACTTTCGTGGTTAGGGTTGAAAAGATCTACGGTCAAAAGAAAAATATCCAAATTATAAATAAGAGCAGCCAGAGGAATTCATCATCAAACATTAATCAAGGCCTCTTGGAAGTCTCTGGCGCCGGACAGTAGTTTATTCTCACAGCCTTACCTTCCTTGAATAATACAACTCCCGCCACCCAGGATGCCAATTTCTTTATAGAAAAACCTCTACATGGCCCTCCTAAAAGCGTGCCTCCTTCTGAAGAAAGCTTGTCTCTCGCTTCATCGTATGTTGTGATTATATCATACTCTAAGCCGGAGGCGGTCGTCACCCACAACTCCAAACGAGCAGAGTGCCAACTGCACGGCCTAGTAGAAAGTTCTAATCTGCAAGTGCGTCCTTGAGTCGGTAGAATTTGTTAGCGGGAGGGGCCGATTTTCTATAAATGTCCATTTTAAAGTCCTTCTCTCTTTGGTCGATTTCGTAAGATCCGCGTAACATCCCTATTCACTTGAGTGCCTCCTTTTGAGTTCGGGATGAATACCACAGCAATTACCCGCAACTGATTCCCGAACGCTTGAACTGTGTATTTTTTTCCTAGGCTGATAAGAACCGATCTTCTTTTAGAAAGATTACACATCCTTGCTGCACAAAACAAGGGACTTTTCCATCTCTTTTCTCCGAAAAAGGTAGGAGGGGTTCCGTTGAACGTGGCTTTGATGTCGAGCACCGCTTCCACGCCCTCCTTTTTAAAAATATTTGTTATTTTTTTATCGTACATTCCTACTCGTCCATGGCTGTTCTTATTTCTTTACATTGCTCTAGCGATCGGTCTTTGTCTAGACACTCTAACCACCACAATTCTTTTTTTTCTTCATACTTCATCAAGGCAAGAAGGAGTATCGTCAAACCTATCGTATATGATAACCATGAACCTTCTGTCATAAATTTCATATCATACTCTCCTTTGTTTGTCGTTGTGTGCTTTTTGTTGGGTCAATATCTGTGCTTGCATTTGATGCATGTATAGTTCTTGAAATGACATACAGCTCAGCGTTGCGGTGATACTTGTCACGGTCGTGTGGTAAAACCTGTATGTGATACTGTTCACGGTTCGCATGGAGTCAATCGATTCTGATCTAGACATTATTTCCTGATCCTTTCACGTATTTCTCTCAAAGACTGTTCGGTTATTAGTTTTCCGTCTGTAAACACGGGTTTGAAATGGCATGTCTTCACGCGTTCCCAAGTTGAATCTTCCTTAAGCCAATATTCACCGTCTTGGCTTATGTGAACACTGAGAAGCCCTTTAGCCGATTTCTTTTCTCCGCTGTCTGTTTCGGGATCTTTGAATATCTCCCTAAGTTCTCCGTTGACTACTCCCGCAGTTGCTTTAACAGCAAACCCAAAAGTATCTCTTGTGTTATACTGATACGTGTAAGAACCTATTCCAAAAACGCACGTAGGTACAAAGCCCTTGGTGATGAGTCCTTCACAAATTGCTTTACAGCGTTCGATAGTGATCGAGTCTCCGTAAATCAATCCTATGTGCGAATCAAGAACCTTGAATCCCTTCTCGTTTATATGTCCTCCGAACACTTCCCACGCCATTTCGAACGACCCTTTGTGTTCTGGTGTTCCTGGTTCCGCTTCCGGGTCACCTACAAGTATTTTCACAGGATCTCCGCTATCGGGGCGGATCACAACTTTACCTTCTCGACCCAGTATTTCGGATTTTAATTTCGGTAAAATCTCCGTCCACACTTTCCAGTAATCCCAAGTGTCGCTCACGATAGATACAATACCTGAAGGGTAAACCTCTGTGATCAGTCTTCTGTAGGTATCTAGTTCACTTTCTTTTTTCCCCATGCACATCACAGAATGTTCAGTTGCAGGAACAGATCCGCCCACGATTTCCTTATCTGAATCCGCGCCATAGTACTCTTCAAGAAAATCGATCGCCGGAACGGTGTCAGTACCCGTAAAACTAAGCAGGTGACCGGCTCCTGAGAGCATCGTTGCTTCGATTCCAAATAAACCTCGGCACGAGAAATCATGTGTCTGCCAAGGCACCATCTCTTTATCGCCTCCTGTACGTTCTGCCACGTCTTCGAGTATCTCCCGGTAGTGATTGGCTATTGTTGCTGAAGTACACATGCCCCATATTGTTGAGGATAGGCTTGTCTCAATGTAATTTGTCAACCAGAAAAATTCAGGTTCTGTGTTCCAAAATACAAACATAGGAACACCGATAGGTACCTTACTCCCTTCAGGAAGAGCCCAGAATTCTAAAGGTAAATATCCTAGGTCGTGGAGTGCTTCAATGTGATCGACGTCTATTTTTATCCCTGCGTTTCTCATACGTCTTGCGTATCTGGAAACAACTTCGTTTTTGTCTTTTTTGAAAAAATCTTCATTCCATCTTTTTTGAAGATATTCCTTGATGAAATACTGCAATCCAAAAAATACGACCTTATCGATACCTTCGATTCTAGATCCTCGGGGGGTCCAGTTCGAAAATACTGTTTGTGTCCCTTTAGGGTATTGTGATCTGTGATCTGCTTTATAAAAATCGATTTGGTTCAATGGTGTATTCATACAAATTTCCCTTTTTGTAAAAGTTCCTCGTAAGGAATGGTGTAAACGTTTTTGATGTTCTCTTTCTCTCCGAAAGCTGTGATATTAGTGAAAAATCTACGTAGCTCTTTTGTGCCTTTTGTAAAAAGCCCGTGTGTAACTGCAAGCGTCAAACTACCGGCTCCTTTTTCTTTTAGCTCCTTAGCAAGACCTAAAAATGTACCTCCTCCGTCACATATGTCGTCGATGATGATGCAGTCACGGTTCTTTATGTCTTCAGTCAACACCTGGAACCCTGAAAGTTTACCTGTTAGAGGGTCTCTTTTTTTCAGACATTGGACATAGTCCTTGCCTCCTAACCAGGTCGTTGCTTTTTTTGTGGCTCCTGCGTCAGGTATAATTGCGAGGTGGTTGGGTTTGAATATTCCGTGTTCCTTAAACACTTGGACACTGGTCTCTTGTGTGGAGTGTTTAATAGTTTCAGATACTTCACTGTGAGGATCTGCAACTATTATATCAAGATCTTTGACCATTTCTAAAGCTAGTTCAAGTTCTGAACCGTCTTTACTCGAATGTCTCCTATCGTCTCTCGCAAAAGGGAAAAACGGAATAAACCATTGAACATTTAAACCTACCCTTTTTAAGATTTTGTCTGCGGTGATTGTTTCACAAAGTCCATTGAAATCTCTGATGTGTGCGGTGATTGTCTTTTTATTTAAAGAAGTCTCTTTTAGTCTTACGTAGGATCCGTTTCTCAATTTTATATGAAATTCTCCAGAAGGGTATTCGATCTTCTCGAAGAGTGTATCGAAAACATATACATCGTTCATTTTAAAATTTCCTTACATATTTCTACATCAACATCTAACGTCCTACATCTGTTTATTGCGCCTATGTAATATGGGATAAAAAACAACAAGTATATCAACATCGTGAGTGTTGCCCCTTTCACAAAATCATAATTAACCTCTTTAGAAGCTTCTTTATAAAACCTACGGACTGCTCTATTCAGTTCTCTCGATTCACTTATCATTTTAAAATCTCTCCTTCAAGAATTTCTTTACCCCTTGTTTATAAGTCAGGGATATTTTATTTTTAATCTGATCGATCTCCACAGAAGTGAATAATGTAGACATAGACAGCGAACTCGGCCTATGTAGATTGATCGAGTCAGTCACTTTTTTTTCACCCGGCCTCTCAGAGATACTGAACTGTACCGTGCCTCCGTTCACACAAGGTACCTGATCTCCGTAATTAAACAGAACTGAGAATCTAGTCTGCGTGTCATTTACAACAAACCGGGTTTTTATTTTGTTTCTAAAATCGTAATGGATGATCATTCTAGTACTCGAACCTGTAGAGAAACTTCATTGCTGTGATTGCCGGCCTTAGATGATCGTGAATGATTTTGTTCACCTCCTTGATCGTGTCCGACCCAAAAACAAAATAGTCGACAACATGTTTCGAGGTTTCATGATCAGGTAACGGGATGAGCTCGCCTTTTCTTATCTTCGGGACTAGTTTTTTTCTGATAAAATCTTGTAAATCTCCGTGGTGGTCTTGGTTCGTCGGTTGTAAAGATGCTTCAATATCGTCTTGAAGGACATGGAAAATGTTCCAAACGCCGAACGCTTCTGATTCTGATAACTTGTCGTCCATATATATTACTCCGTCCCCGTTCGTTGGTGAATGAGCGAATCTATTTTTACGAGCAGTGACTCTAGGTCCGTCCGCTCGCGTTTATTTCCATCCAAACGTTCGATTACCTCATCTCTGGTAAAACCTAGTTCAGAAACTGCCTTATCGACCGCCCTACTAATGTTTTTCAGTTCATGCATTAGAACAACTACTCCCTAAATCGATTGAGATCTGTTGTGTGATGTACTGAAGATTTTCGTCCATAACCCTCTTCTAGACTTGTGTATGTTCTTTGTCAAGGAAAATAGTTGAATCTTTGGTGAAACGGCCGCGTTTTTACTTGAACATACACGCAGTGTTTGTGTGTCGAACGTTATGTGTTGAGAAGGTTGGTGAAAAGTCCTCGAATTCTCCAGAACCGGACAGACTTTCTCTGTATTAGGAGGAGTATGATCTTAAGTGAGGGTGGGTTGCGCCAATCACACTGCGAATTCGCCATAACCGGACACACTTTGTTAATATGTATACATATATACAGAGTGTGTCCGGTTATGGTGAATTCGCAGTGTGATTGGCGCAAAATCGTGTTTTTAGGCTTGTTTTTGCCTATTTCAGACTATTTGAGGTCAGATCACCAATATTTTATGTAGGTATGTGTGTGATGAGATCGAGGTGACAGGTTTTTGAGTCTTCGGTCCGGGAATTACTCAGATATCGAGTTTTTGGTCCGGGTGCGGTGTTTTTGTAATTTCAAAATCTTAAAATTTTCAATGAACCACCCCCGGACGAAAAAAAGACCCGGGTCTTGCGTAAAACCGGACCTTGACCAGAAACCAAAATTCTCCCCACCCATAGAGCCGGTACATACAAGCTAAGGTGTCTAGCATCGTCCGTGGTTTATTTTATCGGTCCGGGGCCTGTTAGGGTACCTGGAACTTTTTTATCTGCTTATAGGCGATCCTAGGAAGAATGCCTTGGTCCAAGGGGGATGGCGATACCGGGTCCGGGGAGGTCGGTCGTCACTGAACCGGACAGACCTACGCACTAGACCAAATACCCGGAACCCAAACTGCCTTCTCACACACCACCGATTTCTAACCAGACCGTTACAAATCCTGCTGCTTCCACAGACATCAAACCGAACGGAGGTCTAAAAAACCCCAACCTAAATCAAGAATAGGTACTTTGCGCCAATCACACTGCGAATTCGCCATAACCGGACACACTCTGTATATATGTATACATATTAACAAAGTGTGTCCGGTTATGGCGAATTCGCAGTGTGATTGGCGCAATCCACAAAGTCCCTATCATTAAGAGAAAGTCTGTCCGGTTATGGTGAATTACGCAGAACCAGGGCCTGTTGTGCCTCCCCCCACTAACCTCGTAGGTCCCCAGAATCAGGAATCTTAGGACTTAAAAACAAATCAGGAGAACCTGGAAACTTTCGCCAGAAACTCCCGATTACCAGATCGCCGCAACCTTACCGTTCAGCAAGGGCTTTGCGGTAGAATTCTTCTAAAACCCCCGTACTACGGGCCTTTATGTCCGAAATACGACCCAAACAGTAGTATTCTATCCACCTATCTACTGATCTGGGGTCAAATAGTTTTTTGGCCTCCACCGTTTCGCCCTGTTTCACTAAAAAACGGACCTCCCAAGCTCTCGAGTTGATCTCATACCCCCACCTCCATTTAGAAAACGCATACCTGAAATAAAACGCACTGACCTTATGGCCCCTGAACCTCTTCCTAGGTGCGTCCCTATCCTGAAGTACGTGGCACCCCTCATGCCCTAAAATCCTCACCCGATCGATCGCAGATAACCTCTCAAATCCGAACGACAACCAAATCGAATCCAACCCGGCTACTAACACAGTGGTGCTCGCTTTGGCCCATTTTTGCCACGCAGGCAGATCGACCGCAGCATCACGTTTCTGTTTCAATGCAATTCCGTGTTTTTTGTACCATGCTCGCATCGCGTTTTCCTGATTCAGGTACGAACCAGATAGATCGACCGAATCCCGACGAACCAATGGAACATGTGTTCCCAAGTCCCGAGCTGCCCTAAAGTGCCGCCTGCGGAGTTTATAGAATCCTGTTTTTTTAATGAACCTTTTGAAAATACCCATCCACCACAACTACCACATACACAACAAAAAAACCGCAGCAGGGTCTATGGACGACAAACCCCGCTGCGGAAACTAAAAGACATCTCAAATGCATCCACACAGTAGCCGCTCGTTTGTGCCTCGTCAACCCTCTCAAAAAACACATGTTATTTTCCTTGACACCGAACATAAACAAAGTTACAAGACACATATGGACAAAAAACCAATCATCAAAAAAATAATTTTCCTTTGCTCGGGTGGGACACCGGAACATCACAAAAACCGGACTGCAATTGTTCTCACGGTTCCTTTCGACAAAAAATTAGACGACGCGAATGACACGATCTCTGTGCTCATGTCAGACGGAAAGTTGCCCAAGACCGCATTGGACTTTGATTATTTTCTTCGGGAAGACGGAGAAACTCTTTGGATTTCAGATAATACCTAGAGACCGGGGTCCTTTGGGATAAAGTTTTTCTCGAAGCACCAGACTTTTTCAACACTCAACCAAAAACGAACATCATCATGCAAAAAGAACCAAAACTGATCTCAGAACAAGTAAAAAGAGACATCCTAAACACAAAGACCGTGGAAGAGTTTATCAAAACAGTCCAAGACATTGCGGACAGAGAAAACCTAGACCCGGGAGAATCCGCAAAACTGCTCGTAGAAATAGATACGTTTTTCGATTGTGAAAAAGAGTTTTCACAAAAAGTGGGAGTGGTCAAAAAACCCTTGATTGCTGTAGCCGACTATTACAAAACAAGTAAACCAGCAGAAGACCGCTTTCACGATGAGGATTTCTTTTCTCTTATCAAAGAGACCAATACCTTGGAGCAAGCCGTACCGTACCTGGAGTCTTATGCAGGAGATTGGTCAAAGGAAGGTAAGAACGGTCTTTTGAATTCGATTCTTCACTCAAAAAACACACCTTCGTGCTGTATTAATGACGGACCTTTGAGCAGATATGCGCTACATACTCAAAACGTCGCAATAGGACTCTCGGATCAAGGAGAGTTTGAGTTGACCACAGCAGAGGAGCAATCGCAACAAGCACAGTGTATAACGGACATGTTAAAGAAACTAGGAGGTATGTGAATGACTGACAAACAAACGGAAAGGGAACTGACCCCAGACGAACTTTTTCCTGTTTCTAGGTTAACAACACGAGAAAAAGCAGAAGCAGTTATGCTTTTTCTCGTGTTGGCCATCATGATCTTTTTCATCTAAAAGGACCTAATGAACTCTTTTTTCATATGCCTATTACTACTCACTTCTCCACAAAAACCACTTCCGCCGTGGACAGGGAAAACGAACCAAGAGATTTTAGCGATCACACTCATCTCAGAGGCGGGGTGGACCAGTGAAAAAGACTGGGCTGCGATGTCTTGGGTGATGCACCGTACATCGAGTGCGAAGAAGAACAAAGTGATATCAAAAGCAAAACGTTTTGCTACGATATGGAGACGTAAAAAAATCAGGGGACGAACCAAGTGGTTGCGCGTCATAACCTCGAAATGCGAATACCCCGTATACGGGGACAAAGAGAATCCCCCTTTTTCTTTGAAGATGTGGAATCATGCGTACAGAGAACATTGTCTAGCAGCGATGCGCTTTGCCAAAACGTTTTTGGAAGATCGCTACAAAGTAGAAGATCCTTGTGCACCACACAAACCCATCAACTTTGGTGGAAGGATGGACAATCCACCAAAGTCCCACGAACGTGTAGATTGTGGAACCACAAAACAGAGATACTACACCAAGAGAGCAAAGCAATGATTACTTGGGAAAAGTATGACGAAAAAGAGAAAATGTGCATAGGTGAAGTAGGGACATTTGAGTACTTATTGCAGTTGTGCGACAAAGGGGAATGGTATTTCGCATACGGTTTCCCGGATCCTTCAGTATGGGAATTTTTCAACGGAGATGTTATTGCCGTCGATGACGATGTATGTGTGACGATTTTCGGGGACAATATAGAACAGGCTAAAACCAAAGCCAGTGAGTATATCCAGAAAAAAATCGAGACGCTCGAAGAAGAGTTGAGGAAATTTAAGACATCAGGAAGGTAAAGAAATGATTAGTGAATACCGAAAACGTCCAGGCCTCGTAAAAGCAATACAATGGACTGGCGATAATATAGAAGAGATACGGAGTTTTTTAAAACATACACAAGTTTCGGCCGATCTGCTAGCACGAAGCATAATATTTACAAACACGCACACAGGACGGACCGATTCTATGACCAGAGACGATCTAGTTTTTATTGATGATTTTGGTAATGTAGTAACGTGTAGTGATGATAATTTTATTAAGGTGTTCGAAAAAGTAGATACACCTGATTACGGGAGGATGCTTTAATGTCTAAAAACAACCTTGGAATAGAAAAGATATCAAAAGGCCGGCTGACGAGGGTTCGTGTGTTCGGTGGCTGGATGGTCCAAAATACGTGTTCGACTAAGGACTCTGTGAGTGGTGTACGATCTACATCTACAGCCGCTATATTTGTTCCCGATCCTCTACACGAATGGATACCCGGAGAGCACGAATTTCCGGAGACCGTAGAGGAGAAGGCATGAAGGGTTTTAACTGCGTGCCGAGTCAAAAAAAAACCAGCAACAGATGATAGAACCCTTGATACAGTCTTGCGTAGGTCTAGGCCATCTTGAGTACGAATGTTCAATGTTATGGGATACACGTTACCACGAGGAGATAAAAACACAGTGCCTTGAGGCAGGTAGGGATCCTCTAACATGTCTAAACGCAGTACGGAGCATGAGGAATGACTGAACTGGAAATGTGGGTGCTTGTTTACATGTACGCGGGGATAAACTCCAATCACGAAAAGATACTAGACCACCATTTCCCTACGCACGAGCAGCAAAAGAAGTTTATTGACGAGGAGCTGTACAGTACTACGTCATGTGATGTAACCCCAAAAGGGGCGAAGCTCTGTCACAGATTTTTGACCGAGGTATGGGACTGAATGAAAAACACTATACAAACTGAAATGAAAACATACGTACGTGAGATGGTCCAGAAGATCGGATGTTTCACTCTATGCGAAATTACTGGTTCTTGGGGACGTTACAAGTATCAAATATCGGGTGTCAGAGATCTAGAAATCGTAGGACGTTTCATACGCGGTGAAGTTGAGGGGGGCCGCATGTTCCTCAAGTGGAGGGGCTCTAGGGGATACATAGACGCTTTAATTTGCCATGAATACGGTACAGAAAAGGGCAATACTCGATTCAATACCAGGTCTTTGCAGTGGGACGTGGAAGAGGTTGTTTTATCATCTCTCGGAGTATTACAGTTTATGGGTGAGCATTTTCAGACAGAGGACATGCACCAATTGGTAACGGCTAGTTTCGACAAACAAGAAAAATTTTCTAGTAGAAAAGGGCAAGATGTATCAAAAGAAACAATACGAGGAGTTATGACTAAATTGACATCCCATGGGTATATGAAAAAAACGGTACGTTTCGGCGCTGTAGGAAAAAGAAGTGTCTACAGTTCTATACATTGCGAATGTTCTCTTTGCAGTCCGTCACGAATTCTTCCTCAAATTCAAGTAGTGCACGTTGACTGAATGTTAATATGGGAACTCCACAACGAGGTAAAAGACACTCTCGCAAAGCAGGGGTTTATTGCTTTGCCGATATTACCGGGGGAGAAGGGCACTAAAGGCACATTTCGTTGGCGGGGGTACAACCGACCCGGGGCACCCCACCCGTCCGAGCAGGTGAGAGATCAATGGAAAAAGAGACTTGAGTCATTACATTCGAAAGACGTGGAGGGATTCGAAGAGAACCTCGTAGGGAGCTACATATTACCCAGTTCAGGGAAACGGTTTTTTTACGTGGTTGTAGATGTAGATAACCCGGAGTGTGAAAAAAAAGCACTTGAAGATTTTGGACTTACCCCTTTATGTGTGACGCGAGGAGGGAGGATAAGGCACAGGTACTACATTTCTAAAATTCCGGTCTCTACGCATACCCAACTGTACGGGAGAGGTACTGTGGATGTTGTGGGTAGCACCGGGGCCGTGTTACCGGGATCTATTCATAAAGACGGCGAAGTTTACGATTTGTCGATATCCTTTGAACAATGGACTGAGAAATGGGTTCTTGAGAACGTACCTTTTTTCAATCATGAGAGATTTGTAGAGATAAAATCCGCGAAGAAGTCGGTAGCTCAGGAGCTTGCGGAATACCCCGCACCCCCCGAGGGTGCATTAGAAGGGTTCATCCATACGAAAAAACCTGTGGAGAGAAGAGGATCTCTCTGGTGCGGTTGGGTTCACCCGGCCACACAGATAATTCTAGAAGATGGCCACACAAAAAAAGCCATTTGTGAGTTGGGGCCAGGGGAACGGGTCTTTGCTACGTACCGGGCCGACTCCCGGCCCTCTGCGGAAGTGTCCGACTTCAAAGGTCGGCGGAGGTTTTGGGACTGGTCGACGACCCCACCGAGGCAATGGACCATGTTAGAACCTCAAGAGGGAGAGAACGATCCATTTTTTACGGCCTCTACGCCTGAAAAATATTTTGAAGAGCTGCCTGAAGTTTTGGAAAGAACTCTTGGTATTGGGGTTAGGCTATTGCCGAGCGTGGGGTGGGTATCCGATCATCTTGGAGCATTAGAAGAACACACGACGACTTTTCTCATTGCACCGCACGGAACGGGTAAAACGATTGTTGCGAGATCTGAACATGAAAAGGCTTCGTCGTCTATTTCGGTATGTAATACGCAAGCCCTTACAATATCAAACGCCTCGGTATTGAACCTTAAAGCAATCTATGAAGGTATCGAGCAAGAAGAGCCTCACGCCTCGGTGTGCATACCTTCGATTGTGAGGTACATGAAAGCGCCTGAGTTTTTCCATGTTGACGAAGCGGATGCAGTCCATTGTTTTTTACATTCAGGAAAAGTAAAAGCACCGCTTGCGTGTTGGGAAAAACTCATTAATTTTGCAACATACTCAAGGAGATGTTTAATCGCTTCGGCGGATTTACTTTATGAAGATGTTGCGTTGTTTGTACAAGAGATACGGAAGATCGATCCGTGCAGACATATCGTTTGTGCGGTGCGAGTACCTGAATCGAAAAAACAAAAGGTACGGCTCGTGCCTTCGAAAACAGCTAAAGCCGCAATACACGAAGCACTTAGTGAAGAAAACAGGAAACCTCTTTTCGTAGGGCTTACGGCGAGAAAACTTGCAGGGGAGATCGCCCACGGATACCAAACAGTGTCTAGGAAAAGAACTGCCCTGATTGACGACGAGAACGTAATCCCCGAGAGTCTAGAGACCCCCTCCCCCAAAGCGGTAGCACAGGTGATGGTGGATCTATCAGAGGAGTCTGGAGAAGATCTACAGATATTTCATGACACAGCCGTAGAAAATTCTTTTTTCGTTTCTGGTGAAAACAACAGATTTACAGAGACCGTGAAATGGCTTGAAGACACAGATTATCTCGTAAATAGCCATGATCTGGTTGTTATGACTCCCGCGGTTCAATCGGGAGTGAGCCTGGTTCCTGCAATACAAAAAGTAATTGTGTTACATGAGTTCCGTGAGGTCCCCGCAAACACTGTTATACAAATTGCCCGAAGGGCCAGAAATGTTTTAGATGACGAGATTCTTGTAGGAATGAAAAATTGGACCCCGATCGAGACCCGAACGGATAAGGTGTTTTTGATGGATATGCTCAAAGCAAAAAACGAGTGTACGCTTCGGGCTTTTGCTGCGCGTTTCCCTTCTGCGTTCATGTCTGAACATGAAACGGAAGAGCACGAAGGTTTTTTGCTGAGTTGGAGGATCTTCATAAGACGAAATCTAGAATCGAGTGCCAATCCTCTTGGACAATTGAAAACTGTGTGTAGACGGCAGAAATTTGAGGTTTTAGATCAAACGGGAGCGGTTACGAAGGACACACAGGCATCAAAATCTTTTCAGAGAATCGTGAAGCATGCGGGGAAGTACCGAAACAAGAAATACGCACATTTCGTAGCGATAGCTCCAGATATTTCGGAAGAAGAGGTAGATGAGATTGAAAAAAAACCTGTTTTACAATCAGGAGAAAAAACAAAACTACTAAAAGCGCGCATTAAGGAATTTTATGGGGTGGAAAACGTTTCGCACGATTTGGTGTTATTGGATAACGGAGGGAAGTATAGAAAAAAAATAATATTATTTTCGCACGTGTTGCGGGTGTTTGAAGGTGAAGGCGATCAAGTGCTGTACGGAGACCACAGACGGAACAAAGGAAGGCAAAAGTCACAAACACAAAACAAATACATTCAAGCCCTCCTGATGCACGATTTGATGGTTTTTACGATAGGTGGGGAGTATCTAGAAGGAGGTGTTTTTGAAGTTCATAAGGTACGTGAAAAGGTTCGTGTGTGGTGGGACGAGAACTACGCAAAGATGAATGTTTTCTTTCCTAAAATCTTTTCCCCTAAAGAATCTCTTGAAGCGCAGTGGTTGGGTTACCGTCTCCGAAGTTTGGGAGCGGAGATTAAAAATGCCGGAGGTTCCGCGCAAAGGAAAAGTTTTTTTTCTTTTTCTCTTGTAAGGAACTATGCACCGTGTTACTTACAGAAAATGGAAAAGGGAAACAGGATGCTCAAGGCCGAAACGTGGCGAGTGTCTTGGAAAACCTAAACTTTGAACAAAGGATGAATATGGACAGGAAAATTGAAACACTTACAGACGAACAAAAAGCCAAATTTCCCGAATACGTAGAACGTTGGACGAGTATTGGGTTGTCATGCGAACCTTTGGATTTGGGGAGAGCGAAAAAAGGAGTACGATTGGCGTATAAAGCCGCAGGTCTGCACCCCCCCGCGAGAGTCTTCGTTGCAGATAGCCCATTGGGCGGGTGCCTCACCGCTGCACTTCTAAAAGCCAACGTCCGGGACCAAGTCCGGGACCAAGTCCGGGACCAAGTCCGGGACCAAGTCTGGGACCAAGTCCGGGACCAAGTCCGGGACCAAGTCGGGGGCCAAGTCTGGGGCCAAGTCTGGGACCAAGTCTGGGGCCAAGTCTGGGACCAAGTCGGGGGCCAAGTCGGGGGCCAAGTCCGGGACCAAGTCCGGGACCAAGTCCGGGACCAAGTCCGGGACCAAGTCCGGGACCAAGTCCGGGACCAAGTCCGGGACCAAGTCTGGGGCCAAGTCGGGGACCAAGTCGGGGACCAAGTCCGGGACCAAGTCCGGGACCAAGTCGAGGGCCAAGTCGTGCGAGCCGTTGATGCATCAATCTACGGCTCGCACGATGCGGGATGGTTATCGTTTTATAGGTTTATGCATGACGAGTTAGGCGTTGACTGTGAAGCGTTGCGAGGATTGTGGGAGATTACGGAATCGTGCGGATGGTGGATTCCGTACGAAAACGCTGTTATTTTGCAGCATCGCCATTCTGAACTGAACCTAGACCCTGAAGGTCGTCTACATTGCGAAACGGGCCCAGCAGTGAAATATAGAGACGGATGGGGCGTGCATGCGTGGCACGGGGTCAGGGTTCCAGCTGAGTGGATCGAGAAGCCTGAATCTCTTACGCCGGAGATGGCGTTGACTTGGGAAAATGTGGAACAAAGAAGGGTTATTGCGGAGATAGTGGGATGGGACAAAATTCTGTCGCAATTATCATGTTCCGTCATCGATACAGATTGGAATCCCCATGTAGGAACGTTGATTGAAGTCGATTTGCCAGACTCGGGTAGAGAGAGATTTTTGCAAGTAAAATGCGGCACCGGTCGCGATTTTACGATACCAGTATCACGAGAAATGAAAACGGCTATTGAGGCGAACGCTCGCACCTACAATGTCTCCGAAGAAATCATACGAGCAATAGAAGTGAGAACGTAATCAAATGAAAACTGTAAAAAAAGTCGCAGCGCAAGGTGATATGATCATAATCAGGGTTGAGAAGTTTGACTCAATTGGCAAAAAGGTCGAACGACAAAAAGGAAAACTCATTGTCACTCATAGCGAGACGGGGCACCATCATGTTATTGAGCGTCAAGGCGTGGACATGTTTGACGACAAGACAGACCCTCTTGTCGCATGGCTTGAGGTTCACGGAGAGGAGGCTTTGCCGAACGTGGCCGACCTTATCCACGAGCGAAACTTCGATACTCATGAGCCGATCGGGCTTCCTGTCGGCAAGTATAAAATCCAGCGACAGGAAGAATATACACCGCAGGGGTGGCGGCAAGTCGTTGACTAGGGCCAAAAAACCTAAACTCAGTGCTTCGCAGATCAAGATGTGGAAGATGTGCCCCCGTAAATGGGGGTACCAGTACCTTTTGGGGATCAAGGAACCTCCTCACAAGTCCGCGGTATTTGGTACGGAAGTACATGCTGTACTAGAGGACTATTTCAGGGACGGGACAGCACCTAACCTAGGTACAAATGCAGGGAAGTTGGCCTCAAGTGGTTTGCATCTCTATCTAAATCCGAATTCAGTTATTACCCAGGTAGAGGAAAAGTTTGAATTCACATTTGAAGGAATAAGATATGGAGGTTACATAGATCTTCAGCAGTGTGATGAACAAAACAACATCCAATACGTTTTCGATCACAAAACATCATCGAATCCCCATAAGTGGGGGTTGACCCCAAAAAGTTTCATATCAGATATCCAAAGAAACATATACGGGATGCACAGTACCTTGGGACATGACCCAGATCTTATGAGAGTGATTACGTCTTGGATATATTACAACACTAAAGGTAAACCAAAACCTTATACAGTATCTCACGAATGTAACCATCACCATGAGAGATTCTTATTTCGTAAAAACGTAGTACCGCACGCGATCAAGATTCAAGAGGCGTACCATCTCAACGTAGTTGACGATCTAGAGCAGAAATCCGAAGCCTGTTCTGCGTTCGGTGGATGTCCTCACATAGGACGTTGCAAACCAAAACCACAATCGATTTCACATATTTTTACAACCCTTAACAACGACGAAAGAATAAAAAAGATGGCAACTGGAATACGAGCACGTATGGCAAAAATTAAAGAAAAGAAGGCCGCAGAACAAGGCAAACAACAACTTCAAGGGAGGCTGGTAAACCCCCATGTAGAAGAGCGTGAACCGTTTACGGAACCTGAACAGCCCGAAGAAGAGAAGACAGTAGTACGAGAAAAAGCACCTAAGAAGAAATCTGTAAAGAAAAAAGTAGCAAAGAAAATAGAAAAAAAGACACCCCCAACAACCCCTGACACGCAGGTAGCGGTGAAAAAAGAAGCGCTTAACGAAGAGGATCTGGACACGTATCTCGAAAGCGTCGTGACTTTAACCGAAGAGGAATTGGAAAAGAGGGGTCTCACGGTAGACGTTTCGCTCAAGATCACATACCCAAAAAGCAAATGAGATCAGAGTTCCCCAAATATCCCCTAGATTCTGTGCAATACACAGAAGAAGTGCATAGAATCTTGCAATTAGAACGTAGAGTACGTGATGACGTGTCCCCCCTACTAGGTAAGTGGAGTAGGAAGCTTAGAAAACGAGGCAAGAAGGTTCTATTACGTCCTTGTCAAGAAGAGACACTCGAAACGTTCGAGCAATACGGGGGGTGTTTTGGGGATTTAAAAGTGGGTGCGGGGAAAACACTCATCACATTTCTTGCGCCGCACGTGTTCAGATCAAACAGACCGTTGTTACTCCTCCCTGCACATCTTATCGAGAAGACGGAGCAAGAGTTTTGGGACTATGGCAAGGACTGGAAAGCACCGATATATTCCACTAAAAAACTTTCGTATCAAATGTTAGGGAGTAAAAGAGGATTAGGGATACTCACGCAGCATGCTCCCGATCTTATCATTCTAGACGAAGCGCATTATATGAAGAATATAAACGCGTCTAGAACAAGGGCGTGGTTGCGATATATGAACGACAACCCCCAAACGAAGATCATGTCTTTGACTGGAACCGCGGTGGGTAGGTCGATATGCGACTTTCATCACCATCTTTTGATTACACTAGGAGCAGAAAAAACGCCCTTACCCGTGACACGTGTAGAATGTGAGAATTGGGGAAACGCCCTCGATGAAAAAAGTGATTATCGAGTCGGGATCGGGAGCTTGGCCCACTTTTGCAAGGTTCGAGAAAAGAACGGGACCCGTGAATCATTGCGGGCGGTACCTAAAGAGACGGCACGTGGAGCAGTAGGTAAGTTCATTGTTAACACTCCAGGCATTGTCCAGGGGGGAGGGGGAGGAGTTGGCGCAAGTCTATCAATACATAAGCTCTTGGCTTCTCCTAGGAGTTCGGAGATAGACCGACACATCACACGATTACGTAGCGAGAAGGTCGATCCAAGGGGTAGAGAAATAGAGGATACCGATATCTACCGACTGTCTAGGTGTTTGAGTCTGGGGTTTTATCAGAAGTTCAAAGACGAACCACCTAGGGCATACCGAGAGGCTAGATCTGCATGGTTCGGTTATACACAAAGGATTATTGAAAAAATCGAGCGAGGTCTTGATTCACCTGAGCAGGTAGAGGATGCTTTACGTGAAGGAAGATTGGCTGGACCTGGATTAGATATCCTTGCAGAGTGGGACGAGCACCGAGGTTTGAGACTAGAGCCTGAAGCGGTATTCGTCACCCGCAATGTGCTGTATCACTTAAAAAGTACTGTTGAAAAAGGGTCTATTGTTTGGGTGGATTCGATCGCCTTTGGTAATGAGTTGGAGAAAATGACCGGGTGGTCGTATTTCCAGAATCACGGAAAAGATAAAAAAGGCCGGTTGATTTCTACAGTGTCTGATAGTATTGTGATCGCGTCGGTGGATGCTGTCAGGACGGGTTATAATTTACAAAATTGGGATACCAACATCTTAACTCTCCCTCCACCAAACGGAGAAGCATGCGAACAGCTTTTAGGCCGCACCCATAGACCGGGGCAAATGTCAGAAGAGGTGAGGGTTTTTGCGTTTGTTCCTAACGGGGAGATCAAGAACCAGTGGGCTAAGGTGTATAAGAGTGCAAAGTATTTACGAGAACTTTTAGGACAAGATCAGAAATTACTATTGTGTGGAGCTGAAGGAGATTTTTTAACTATGAAACGATGAACAAAGAAAACAGAACAATTATTAACACCGAACAAAGGAAAAACACAATGTCATTATTAGGAAACATTTTCGGGGCATTCGATCCCAACCAATCGCCCCAATCATCTGCGAGACATCCGTATTTGAATATCGAAGGTATTTTTGATGTCAAAATCAGAGACATACGTCTACACAGCGGTAGAGGAGGAAACAATCTCATTTTCATAGAGTACGAGATCTCATCTATCCACAAAAAAGTAGGGGACATTCCACTTGAAAAAGGGAAAGTTTTCACTTGGTGTTTGAAAATCCCACAGCCCGGAGGAAAGCCCGAGTTTTTGGAAATGTTCCAACGTGATTTTCAGCGATTTTTCGCCGCATGTTTGGGATTGAACATCAGGAAAGCGGAGGACGAAGAGGAGGCCAGGGGCATCGGTGAAGAAGTACTAGAAGATGCTTGCGATGAACTCAAACCTTTTTCGGGTCGGATTCTTTCGTTGGAAACCGTAAACAAAGAAATGAAAAATAATCCGGGTGAGTTTTTCACAAACCACTATTGGGACCTTTCCGCAGAGGATCGTGACGAAACCGAGGACGATCCCAAGGACTCAGAGTAAATAAAATGCTTGCGATAGATACAGAGACACATTTATTTGAGCCCCGAAAAAAGGCGCCTAAGCTCGTTTCGGTGTCTATCGCAAACGGTAATTCAGAGTCCTTGAATCATCGCATGGCAGGAACAACCCTAGAAATTACCCGAAGAATACTCCAAGAAGAACCTCTGATTGCTTTTGCAAATGCTCCGTTTGATTTAGGGGTCCTTTGTCAACAATGGCCAGATATTACGCAAACAGCATTCACCGCACTTGAGGAAGGGAGGATTTGGGATGTACTTCTATGTCACAGAATCGCCGCCTTACATGCGGGAGAATACAGTAAGTGGATCTCCCTACAAGTTCTTGCAAAAGAGTATTTAGATGTAGAACTTGAGAAAGAGGATACATGGAGGTTAAGATACTCGGAACTCTCCAATACACCACTAGTTTTGTGGCCCAAGGAGGCCGTCACATACGCAAACCTAGATGCAAGGGTGACGTACGACATCGCAAAAAAACAAACAGACGTTTTAGGTTATCGAAAAGGATGTAAAATACCTGATTATGCCGCACAAATACGCGCAGATTGGGCGCTACATCTTATTTCTTCGTGGGGGATTCTTACCGATGCGAAAAAAGTATTTGACCTCAAGTGCGTGGCTAGAAAAGAATTTGAGAAAAACAAAGCACGACTCATTAAATGGGGGGTGGTCAGAGGAGACGGAACAAGGAACGTGAAAAAGTTTCGACAGGAGATCGAAGCCTATTTCAAAGCAGTAGGCAGAGAGCCGGCCCGGACTAAAAAGGGGGCTATTGCTACCAGCAAAGAGGTGTGTGCGGAGATCAACGACCCGAACTTTCAAAATTACGTAGATTATTCACATTTTCAAAGCATGTTGTCCGGGACTTTGAAAGATTTAGAGGTAGGTGGAATTGTACCTATCCATGCTAGATTTGATGTGCTCAAAGAGACGGGACGTACTTCATGTGAGAAACCTAATCTACAAAACTTACGGGGCGGTTCAGGGGTCCGTGAGTGTTTTGTTCCGAGAAAAGGGAATGTATTTATTGCGTGTGATTATGCGGGGGCTGAACTACATACCTTCGCTCAGTTTTGTTATACGGTTTTCGGAGAATCGAAACTGAGGGAAGAACTCAACAAAAAAACAGACGTTCATTTATTGGTCGCAAGTCAGTTACTGCGTATCTCCTATGAAGAAGCTTTGGCTAGAAAAAAAACGCCCGATGTAAAGAGGGCTAGAGACGTTGCGAAGATCGCGAACTTCGGTTTTCCGGGAGGATGTTCAGCGGCCACTTTGCAGAAACAGGCCAAAGGACGGGGGGTCGTTCTTACATTGGACGAGTGCTACGCAGCTAAAAAAGCATGGGTCCTAGCTTGGCCGGAGACCTGCCTGTTTTTTCAGTTCATTAGAGATTGCGAAATGCCAAGCGATCCAGGGTCTTACCAGATCAAGCAAATATTTTCAGAACGTATGAGGACCGGGTGTAGTTTTACAGCCGCATGTAACTGTACTTTTCAAGGGGGCGCGGCAGACGGTGCTAAAAACGCATTGTTCCAAGTCCAGAAAGCTCAGATGCTTGATCGTTCATCGCCCCTTTTTGGAACCCCTACCGTGAATTTTGTACATGACGAAATCATTATTGAAGTGCCTAAAACAGCAAACTATAAGACATGCGCATATGCACTTAAAAACATCATGGTGAATGCCTTTAATAAATTCACTCCAGATGTTCCGGTGCGAGCCGAAGCTTCCGTGATGGAATACTGGACTAAAGACGAAAATAATTTCCTAGCTTCATACTAACAGGAAACGAAAACATAATGGAAAAAAGACTAGACAGAAAAGCTTTAATAACTGAGCTCATAAACCTAGAAAAACTAACCCCAGTAACGAGAGGTGTAGCAATATCTTGGGTATTATCAATACCGGTTTTCCACACCACCGAATTCTCGTTTGAGGTGATAAACAGCAGAGTACTCATACTAAAAACAACGACTTTATATGTAAAATTTTCAGATCATTCTGAGGTGAGAATTTGGGACTTAGTGTCTATGGCAGATGTAAACATGAACATGAACCATGGTGCATACGAGAAGGAATGGAGATTCAATGAACTGACACCAGATGTCCGTAAAACGTTCTGTTACGAACAGAAGAAAGAAACTTGGGAAACATAATGGAAAAATCAACAATCAATGAACAGTCTTGGGACCTTTATAATTTTTCACAGGAGTTCGAGAATCTCCTTGAGGCTCTCGAAGGAGAGGTAACAGACGATGTAGAGGATGCCGAAAAGTTCTTAAAACAACTAAAAGAAGAACATCTAGAAGATCTTGCTCGGTTCAGGCGTGGGAAAGAATTGCGCATAGAAATGTGTAAAGCAGAAAAAACAAGGATATCCGCACTACAAAAAAAGTGTGAACAAGATATCGAATATGCAAATTTAGGCATCTCTCGGGTCCTTGTCTCCTTGGGGGAAAAGAAAAAGTTGGTAGGGACTTTCCTCGTGAAGTTGAGACAAGGTGTATTTAAGGTCTTTGAACCCGAGACTCTCGACTTTACTAAGATACCAAAAAAGTACGTTCGGGTAAAAACAACCGAGAGTCTGGATAAAAAAGCTTTGCTCTCGGTCTGGAAAGAATCAGGACAAAAGAAAAACGTTTTACCTAAAGGTTTCGAAGTCAAACGAGGAGAGCCAACCGTTACAATAAGTGAAGTCTAGTTGACAAATCTTCTTTATTTATGTAGGAAGGAAAGATAAATGCAGTCTAAAACAAATTTTCATGAGGTTCTTGATGATATTATCAAGAACCATACAGAGCTCACGCACAAGCAAATCGCCAAAAAACTTAAAATATCCCCGACCACTCTCTATCATTACCGTTCTGGTCATTGTTCAGCGTCAGTCGAGAGGATCGTTGCGATGGTCGAGACTTTAGGGTTTATGGTTGATATCACAGAACGGGTGAACAACGATCAAGAGCTTGCTACATTCTTCGTCTTGGAGTCTCGGTGATCCACCACTTCGTCCTAGACGTGTCCCCCGGATCGTTGGCCATCAACCGCGCATACAGGGCACATAAGGCAGGACGGAGAATCTATGTAAAAAAATCAGACGAATACAAACACACGGTTTTGGCCGTTGCGAATTATTTAAGAGGAGAATGGGGAGACTCCCCTCAACTCAAAGGTTCTGTTTCTGTTACTCTCGTCTCAAATTGGACTCGACAGAACCAAAAAGGGCATTTAAAAGACATCCCTTGGGGAGATATAGACGCCTTTATCAAAGGCGTTTTAGACGCTTTAGAACAATCGGGAATCGTCGAAAATGATACACAATGTACACATCTCGAAGTTTTTAAGAACGTAGCCGATTCTCCGTCGATCGAGTTGTTTATCGAGAAGAGGGAGAATTTCTATTCAGATAACGATACAGCACTAACACAACTCAAAGCACGAGCAAGTAAAGAAGGATCTTAGAACATGGAAACATCAATCATATGGGCAGACGAAGACGGAAGTTATCCGCTTTGTACACACGAATTTGAAACTTTTACCTTTGAGGCTGTTATGAATCTCTTGACGGAAGCTCTTCCGTCAATTGTTTCTCTGCTGCTTTCTGCACGAGGGAGTCACCCGAGAATCTTTTTCGTAACTAAAAACAGCACGAGAGGTCTTTTGTTTGTCGATCCAGAGACCGAAGCTCGGCGGATATTTTCCGAACTAGGAGGCATTTGTGCCTAGTTTATTTGCTTGCTCACGTTGTGGAAAATTACGAGAGCAAGCATCTTCTTTCCAACACGAACCGGGAGCAAAACTAGATGCGGAGAAAATACGGGCTGATCTGCTGATTTTAGGTTTCGCAAAGGCGTTGGAAGAGGTTGGTAAAGTTTCTACTTTTGGAGCCAAAAAATACACAGAAAATGGCTGGCAAGCTGTGGAGAATGGTACATCACGCTATACCGCAGCCATGCTTAGGCATGTTCTCAAAGAAGGCCAAGGTGAAGAAATAGACCCCGAATCAGGGCTTTTACATGCAGCACATACCGCATGGAACGCTTTAGCTCGATTGGACTTTATTATGAGAGACGTCGGAAAACCCGATTTCTAATCAAACAGCGACAAACCCCTCGGCGGCGATTAACTGTTCTTGTGTAGCGATCCCCGCAGCTAGACACCTACATCTAGGGGGCTTTCCAGGAAAAAGTCCTCTGACTCCTTGGGCTGTCTTGTAGATCATGTCCTTGAGGGCCTTGTGTTCGTCTCTCTCTTTGCCGTCTCCTCTAATCTTCCATCTGCTTTCTACAATCCCCGCGGACGTGTGACGCAATCTTGTGAGATCTGAGTCCAATTTTGCGAGTTGGTCCTCTGCAATAAACTGCGCATGCAAATCTGCTCTGACCTTGAACGGTTCACCGTTGGCTTTAAATCTTTGAATAGGTAGATGTGAAGGAACCCCGTTCTTTTTCCATTCTTTGAGGAGATTTTGGGTGAGGACTTTTGGGTCGCCCGATTCAAGCACTACGCTTCTGATTGTTTGGTCGGCGATTGACCTTGGTATGTTGTTGCGCAGAACCGACACGAGACTCGTGTTTTGTCTCACAAAATCGTCCACAAAGAACTCGGAAGAGAATCCAATGGTGGGTGTGAACCGTAACCGGCCCGGTGCTTTGGGATCCCCCCCACCGTGGAACTCGCGAGGATCTCCGGGTTTGTCTGTACCCAAGATACTGATGCCCAAGAGACCGGCCAGAGAAGTCAAGAAAAAAGTTCTGTGACTATCGTCGTGTTGGGTTGCTGTTTTCGTAGCAGCTTTTTCTATGTTGTCGTCACTTAACTCACCTTCGGCCAGCTCTTCCCCAACGATCACCGCGGCCGCTTCTATTTTGGTCCGGTCCCCCAATTCGGCCGCAGGTACCAAATGTTGGTTGATTGCCGACAGCGCGAGAGGTTGGATTTGTCCGTAAAACCTTGAAAGATCATCAGCAAGGAGTTGCGGATATGGCTGGATAAGTTCTGGCATCTAATTAATTGTTACGAGAAGTCCTTGCTGTTCAAGAAACTTCCTCTCCTCGTCGGGTGTGGAGATCTGCATAGGAATCAATATTTGTGCAGTCCTGGCATGCGCTTCTCGTAATGTAGCCACCTCGGTCTTCGTGGGTTGCCAGAGAGGTTGATAGTTGATGGTCATGGTTGAGAGATCGGGTATGTCGATACCCTCGTTTCGCATGCTCGCGCCCAATATGGTAATTGATGTTTTGAGAGGTGCCGTGAGGTATAGGTTTTGTTGCGATTGAACAAACCCGTACCACGCCTCAAGTTCTGTGTTTCCACTCGCGTTCAATCCTCCGGGCTGTTCTCCTAATATGATGGTGCGGGGCATGTCAGTCCCCCGCACAAGCGCAGCAATGAATTGATCGAGTATCGCTTGGATTCCAGATAAAGACCTTGTTTTTTCGATGATTTCATCTTCGGAATCGAGGGGTAGAATGTCGAGATTGTTTATCGCGTTCCGTAAACTGCAAACGATTTCGTCTACCTTGTCTTGTCCGTCTTGGGAAGATTTTACCGCATTACGTAACCCCTTAAGTTTCAAAACAAGAGTGCTGACATTGTGTAGAATGTCACGTGTATATCCCAAAGCCTCTCCCAGTTGTTGGATCTCCGTATGCATTCGCTGAAGTGCAGACGGTCCCCAACCTGTATCTTTGAGGCTCTTGTTCGGAACTCGGCATCCGTCAAATCGCACCACCCAAGAAGCGTCAATAAATTGAGCCTCTAGTTCGGACTTCGTACGGTACCTCCTTGGGTTCCGTATCGCTTGCGTTGAGAACGTTGTGTCTCGCTCCTTTGCGCTTATTGAAGACGAATCTAAAATGTCGTATCCTACGATTTTTCCTATTGTATCTAGGTTCATTTTCCCGGCGTACAAAACAGGTTCTTCGAATCGAGGAAACATAATCGCACCTCCATATAGCCGGCCCCACCTCCAAGTATCCGCGAGGTTTGTCAAAAGATCTAGATCCTCTATACGTTTGAGGAGTGCCTTCGATCCTTCTGTATCCTCGATACCCGAAAGAAAAAACCCTTCTTTTGTAGCATCGTCCGGTAGCCGATCAACGATCCTCGCTGAGATCGCATTCCCTTCGTACAGTTCTGTGAGCTCGTCGTCGGTTAACCGACACTCGCCTTCAAACCCTGCGTTACCTTTTTTGGTGCGTGCAGTTCTTCCTAAACCTGTAAGAGCGTTGTAAAAACCGTCCCATATACTTGTTTTTTGTTTTTCACTATTCATGTTGGTTCCTAAAGGTATGCCGACAACGGCCCCACTTGCCTGTCTCCTAGTAGCAATTCTGTTACCCCCCACACAAGAGCATCGATCCGATCAGGACTCTTGTTCTTGTCATCCGGGTCCCACGTGACCATTTGTTTTTCGAGTTGCTCAAACATCCCTACGTGATGTATTGAACCTTTTTCATAAAGGGTAGCTACAGGTTCGGCTCTAATACGTTTACCTCTTGATGCATTGACTTTCGTTACAGGTATTCGAGGATCGACCGCCAGAATGTTCGATTCCACCAAATCCCCTCCGTTGTTCACCTCAGCTACGACACGATCTGCTTGGAATCTGTGATAGCAGGCAGCTACACGTTTCCCCCATTCGTGCGGAGAGCCCTTGAAACTTCTATCTGCCAACACATAACCGTGATCGTTTTCGTCTTTTCCGATCACCACAATTCCGGTCTCGTCCGATTTGTCTGTGTTTGTCACCGCAGGGTCCACAGCCACTACAACACGAGTCATAGAAGGAGATCTTTTTCGTCTACGTGTTTCGATGTCTTCGTGTTTCCAAAGTGCTTGACCGTTGAACTCTAAGTACTGCCCGTATATCTCTTGAAGACCGATTCTGGTACCTTCATACCGACGACGGTAAAAATCCTTCACTTTTTGAGGGAGATACACGTTATCATACGTACTTGCGGTAATGGTGATCGTGTCCGGGTCGTTCTCGATATCCCGAAGTGCTTGGTCAGGCAGAGGTGTAGTGGTCAGAATTGCCTGGGCTTTTCCAATACGCAAAGCGGGCTCTACCGATTCATTCCAGGTCGTGGCCAGATCAGGCCAAAAAGCAGGCTCATCCGCCCACACAAAAGAATAGTTACCTCCTCGAATACCTTCGGGCTGGTCTGCCGAAAGTGCAATACCCCTCACCCCATTGGGCCAAGTGAGAAGTTGATTGCCGGGTTCCCATATCGGTTTGAAGTTCCTCGGAGCGGTGGCAAGAATGCCACTCGGACCTTCGACCATGGTACGTCTCACGTCTCGGAACGTTCGACCAATCAAGGCGAGCTCCTCGTGAGATTCCAGTTCGGACGCCCTTTCATTTGTGACTGCGGATCCTGTGTAGGTTTTCCCCGCGCCCCTACCCATGCGACAAAGTACCCGCCGCCAATCATCCCCTTCTGGAAGCTTTTGGTACGGCAATCTCCAGAGTTTCCAGTCAGATACTAGGGCGAGTCTCTCTGCGGGAGAAAGTTTAGCTACGAATTTTTCGAGCTCTTGTTTCGTTTTCCCTTGAACAAGCTTTGCGATCTCCGGGCCTTTAGCCTGCACAATCATACGTTCTCACCTACACCCTCACCTACACCCTCAACATCAATGACTTTTGGAGAGGAGGGATCGGCAGGTAATTGTATGACTTCCGGCGCGTTGTTGGAGGAAAATTGTGCAAGTGCTTGTGCTAATGTTTTCGTGACACTTTTATCGTCGATCTCCACTTTGACTTCGTGTTGTGT